TTTGCAGGGCTATTTGTTTACATAATTCATGATTTAAAAGGAATTTCCTATAAAGCAAAAAACGCAGGATACCTTGCTGTTACAAGATTCCTGCGTTAAATAAAAAGAGCGCGAGACGGGATTCGAACCCGCGACCCTCGCCTTGGCAAGGCATTTCTATTTTTATCTATAACGTCTTTTCCGCATAAAATAAGATAAAATCAGATACTCTAAGCTCAAATATTATACTTCATTATCCCCAATTTCTCTTTCTGGCTTTAGCAAAAACTTTAGCAAAAATCCCCTACACCTTTTTTCTCTATCTGATCAGCCATTGAGATATAGAAAGCCCACCCTTAAAACTTTGGCAGGAAGGGAAAACTGAGACAACCGCATTAAATGCATATCGCAATATCGTAACTGGTATGGCATCTATGTCAAACAATGATTATATTATCGGGTATATATTAAGTAATGATAGACTAATTATCAATTCAACGACCGCCCACACCGTAAGGGTATATTATATTAACATCCCCAAAGCATAACTACCACCAAGAATCGAAAATAGTAATTTATTGTTTAATAAAAAGCGAGTTTTCTCTCAAGAGCATTTTTTATTATTCTGCTTTTTTCCATGTCTGTTTTACCAAGAATCTCAACAACATCAAAAATATCGCAGTGATTATTCCAAAGCCGCCCCACATGGCAAGTTCCGGCGAACTACTACACCATGCCTTAAAACTGGAATCAATATTTTCCTTCTGTATGTAATATGTCCAAAGACTTCCTGCCAAAATGCTAAGTATAATTAAATCAGTCCACCAAACAATGGGGTATTTCTGAATAATATTTGCATCAGGTTCCTCATTTGATTTAAAGTTCAGCCCTGTCATCTTACCTACACAGAATAAGAATACAAATATCAAATTCAAAATACAAATTCCCCAGACGCAGCCTACAATGATAACTTTCAGTAATGGTATCTCATGATTGGAAAATATACTCCCCAAAGAGTTTATACTACCAAACACCAAAAATGCAAGTGCTGTAAAGATACTTACCATAGTCAAGAGCTGCGCATTCATATCCTTCACAAGTTCTTCTTTAAATGGAGTAATACTATTATGAAATTTTCTTTTGTATTCTTCATCAGTCTGTTTCAATCCACTATATTGTGTTTGAGCCAAGTTCACATGATCCCAAATCTTAATAATCGCTTTTTCTGTATCTTCATACACTTTTTTGTCGGCTGACTGCTTCACTTTTTCTTTTTTCTCTTTATAAGCCTCCGTTCCTGTATAAGCATCAATCTTTTCGATATTGGAAATCATCGTTCCTAAAGCAAGTGTCGCTTCTTGGGTTGTATGCTCATTATAATATGCATAAATCATATTGCTTATCTGAGAATACAGTATTCTTCCGTAGCCTTTTATATATTGGTAAATGGCGCGAAATGCATTTTCTTCATCAAACTCACTGCTATCAGTAAATAAAATGTTGCATATTTCTGCAATCTTTTCCGACATTTCTTCTGTCTTGACGCGATCGTCTATTTTAAATTCGACCTGCTTGGTCGTTTTATTAATTTTGATATTGATTGAGGACATCTATTTTAATCCTCCTTGAAATAACTTTTTATACTTTCTGGCGAAATTTCATTATTCCTCCCTGGCTCATATGCTTTTATCCAAGGCGTCTGATTATGTGTAAGCTCAACTAACGCTGAAGCTGAATATCGTGAACATTCATCAATAATATCATCTAGTACTTCTCTGTCTCTTGGAGAAATAATCTGGGACGCTCTGGTTCTACCAATGCATGGAATATTTGCACTTCCAAACATTCTATACGTGAAATAAACATCTGGTACCACAGGCCCAAAATCCCACGCCTGGATCTCTTCAGCAAAACAAGGCAGATTTTTTGATACCAAAAATTCTGCCTGTATAAAATATAAGATTTTTTGCAATTTCAAATTGCTAATCGACCTATTCGTAGCACTGCATCTTTCAATAACATAGCGAGCAATATCTAATGCCCTATACATAACCGATTACCCTCACATTCTAAGCATAGTATATTATATTCATCTGTACATAAATGATTATAACACATTTGTCAAGAACTTTCTCAAAAAAAATATTTTTCCCCGGTATTGGTTGCATTGAAGAGACCCCGGTTGAGGGTCCGGAGCCTGGAGAGTAGGATATTAGGGGCGAGGCCATCAGAGAGCATGTCTCCCGGCCTCGCCCTTTTAAATGGCGAGCTGAATTACCGCTTTACGGATGGCACAATGGATAGTCCATTGGAGGTCTTTAAAAGAAATTGGTCTGCTCTACCCAATTTAAAAACGATTACAGGGACAGTTGCAAACGGAAATTATGCCGCAGGTTTTCTCGCCTATAAGCATACCACTGATTACGGAAGTGTGTTTATGATCTCTTATAGTAACAGCTTCCCTACTCCGTTGTTTTCAAGACTGGTAAATGGCACATGGGTTGATTCGTAAATAAATAACAATATAACCGAGTAACTTTATTTTAAATTTAATCGATATCCCTCTTGACATACCACCCATTGAGTGGTATAATAAATACATAAACAAGAGATAAACAATTTCTAATAAAAAGGAGAGACGAAAATGAAAAAAGAATATGCAGTTAATATCAAATCAGTAAACAGTGATAGCGAGTGGAATACAGCCGATAGAGCTGACTGGTACGAGTCTTACAACGAAGCATATGATGCAGCAGAAAAAGCATTCGAGGACCCGGATGTCATGGAAGCACATGTAAGCATTTGGGAAGATGGTGAAATTGATGATTTCCCGCTTCGCATGGTTCGGGAAGATGGCGATGTTCGCCATTACCAGGGTGAAACACTATTATGGGCATAAAAAAGGAGGAAATGAGATGTTATATACCACGTTTATTAGACTATGTGATGAAGCTGTCAGACACGAAAACGCCGAAGAGTTTATTATGAACCTCGGCTGGCAGGAATGGATGAACAAAGCAGCAGATGCTGATGAAATCACAAAGGATTTGTCACTGATTTTTGAACTCGCAAGCCTGGATTTTCCGGGCTTGCGCAAAAGACTTGATGTTAGCATGGCGAAAATGTCAACAATGTACTGGATTCCATTACGTTCCATCGAAAATTGGGATTCCGGCAAACGAGAAATAAAAGACTATTATTTAAATTTCATCCGATACACAATGTTTGTCCAGGAAAAGGAGGGGGACGATGGATACCTCGGCTATATTGCAGAACAGGATTGATTTCTGCGGTGTTATTGTTGCAGAAAGATGTAACCCGAATGGCGATCCGATTAATGGAAACGTCCCGCGACAAGATTTTAACGGAAATGGAATCATTTCCGACGTCTGCTTAAAACGAAAAATAAGAGATCGCCTTTCAGAAAATGGATATGATATTTTTATTGTCAAGCAAGAAGAACTGCTTGATGAACAGAAAAGCCTTCACAGCAAGGTGAAGGCGGAGTCAGACATGGTTCAGGCCGCGAAATCAAAAGATAGGACTTCCTACCGTAAAATTGCCTGTGAAAAATGGATTGATGTCCGGGCATTCGGTCAAGTATTTGCTTTCAAATCTTCCAAAGCGTCAAAAGAATCCGAAGAAGAAGTAGGTATATCCGAATGTGTCCGGGGACCTGTTTCAATTCAAGACGCCGTATCTCTGGATTATATAACCGTAATACAAAAAAACTTGACAAAATCAGTTAATTCAAATGACCCTAATTCAAGGTCCGATAAGTCAAGTGACACGATGGGGACCCGGTATCAAATCAATTATGGGGCATATGTCTTTCGCGGTTCAATATATCCACAACTGGCAAAAATCACAGGATTCACGTATGGTGATGCACTGGCAATCAAAAATGCCATCATAAATATGTTTATGAATGATGCATCTGCTGCCCGGCCAGCCGGAAGTATGACGTTGGATAAATTATACTGGTGGGAACATAATTGCCCGAACGGTCAATACTCTCCTGCGAAAGTTTTTCGCACCCTGCAATTTTCGCCTATGGACGTACCCCCCTATTACAAGGCGGAATTGCTTAATCTTCCAGGGTTAGAGCCTGAAGTGATAGAAGGCTGGTAATATTCTATAACATAGCAAGCCTCTCTTCTGCTTACAAAAAAAGCGGTTGAGGGGCTTTTAATTATCATCTTTAAAATAAGCGGACCAGATGCACCTGGTCCGCTTTGCAACTTAACAGAAACTTCCAATAGCTTAAATTATGAAGTAGTTTTTTCAATCCACGCCCGAAACGGGCGAACAGCAACTGTTAAGTTGATATTACGATATGCAGAGTATTTAATACTCTGCATATCTTGTATTTTAACATTAAAGAACCGTTTTGTCAATGTGACAAAAATCAGCACCAATCAATTTTTAGAGACTGAAGTACGCTTAAATTATGTACCTTCTGGCAATCTCGTCATACTCAGCAATCTGTAATTCCCCCTGGTCATCCGTTACCATACATTTACCCTCATTTACTCCCTTTTCCGGGCAAAGGTAATATTTTCGTCCGTCCGGCGCCGTCTGATAACCTGTCAGCATATATCCGGCAGCATCAAACAAATACCATGCAGATGTTCCTGTTGTAATCTCCGTCAGCCAGTACCAGCCGCTGTGTGCGTAGCTGCCGTCTTTGTACTGATACCACCAACGTTTCCCATCGGCCGCCCGAATAAAGCCTTCCCGATAAATCTCAGGCTCTCTCGCAAGGCTCCAATCGGGTAATCCATATCCCAGGATACGGGAGTATGATTTATCATATGACTTTGCGCAGACTCCACCACCGTTTTCGACCACGCCGGAGGCTCCGGAAGTATTACCCTCGATAGTTTTGACCTTGCTGGTCGTCACCTCGGTCACTATTCCGGTATGGTATGCTCTTGCCCCATTGGTAAAAAATATTACTGCTCCCGGTTCCGGTGTCCTGCTCCACCGGCCGGCCGCCTTAAATTGATTAACCCCCGTCGGGCAGAAATGGTACAGGGCGCCGCCCAGCATCTTTTTGGCCGTCTCCAAGCCAAAAGCCTGTACAAATACCTCCGAGACATACATCGCGCACCAGGGCTGCGCCTGAAGATTATACCCAGTATGCTTATAATAGTCCCTGGCAAAACAGGTGTAATTATCGCTGCCAGCGTTGGCCGTAAAGCTGTCCAGGTCTTTATTGCTCTTCTTTTCCAGATATCCGTTCCATTTTTTCGCCGTCTGAATCAATTTGTTCACTGCATTTTCCATTTATATTCCTCTAATTATAAAAAGGCCCTGGATTCCCCCGGGGCCTATGTACTGTTGTTGCGACGTCGCAACGCCGGTATAACCCCACCGGCCGGAAGATGCGAGGATCACCGCCTCTCTATGCGTGCTTGTCACCCTTAAGCTGCTTGTACATCTGATTAATACCGGTAGCCGCAAGCCCTGATACAACGCCTACCGCTGCCGCGTTGATGATGTCTTTCGCCGGGTAATCAGGCATCGTATACATGCCTACAACGCCCAGAACGGCCCCAATTACGCCGCAAATCACCGGCAGCCACTTGTTGTCTACCGATGTCGCCTTGACGGCCATAGCGGCCAGATAACACAGTGCTGTGATTCCTGCTACACTTGCAATTCCAAAATCCATAATTATTCCTCCTTGTTTTCCAGGTCACTGATACGGTGATTAACTACTTTAATCTGTTCCTGGATAACCGCTTGTGCTTCTTCCAGCTTAAAGGTTCGTTCGATTACCGTATTATGTTTGTCCACCTTTTTTTCTAATTGTCCAATGCGATAGTTTGTCAGCTTTGCCGCCGTCAAAATTCCTGCAAATGTTCCCACGGCACTTCCTGTCAGCCCAATAAGTGCTATTAAGACTTCTGTCTGCATCATGTCCCCTTCTATTCCGCCGGATTTTCTCTCAGCCATTTTTCAACCTGTGGCTTCCACCATGTCTGCACCTCTTCCAGCGTCATTTCTCCTGCCCTTATTTTTAACCCATAAAATCTTCCCATTACAACGTTCCTCCTGTCTGCTCCGCCAGCGCACCGGCCAATGTGGCTACATCATTGATGGCCCCGTCCTGTACCTGCTGCCCTTCTTCAACTACTGTTACGCGTTCTGCAAGCCGTTCCACGTCCGATTTGGGGCGCAGGCTATAAGTCGTAAGCACCGTACCATCGGAGGCCACCACGGACGCCTCAGACGCCAGCACAAGGTCGGTATAGGTTCCGACTGTCAGGCCCTCCCCGCTTTTGACCTGGACTTGTGACAGGTTGTCCGGAGTGAGCAGCTCCCATGTGGCCAGCATCGCCGCACGGTCAGCGGACAACACCTGTGAAGCTCCTATGTAGGCCCCGGCTTCAAGTTCAATTTCAGCTCCATTTTTTAAAATCAGTTTGTCTTTATTCATTTTTTTCAACCTTCCTTTCTTTTTGCTGTTACTCGGTTAAATTGTTATTTTGCATTGTTGTTTAAGATAACGTAACGCTTCTCCATCCCCGCCAAACAAAATCGTACGAAGTTCGTACTTTCACTTGTACGCTATCCCTGGATACTCCAAAGGCAATTTGGGCTTTGTAACCATCTATACCTATTGTAAGGATATTAGCACTGATGCTATCAAACGGCGCATGGGATGCCGTCGAATAGGAATAGGCCAAGGATGGGCTGGGAAGGTCGTTTACATCGTTACCCGTATCCAAGCGTGTCACGTTTAGCCATTTATACAGATCGCCATTTAACCGATTATATTTTTCCAGTAAGTCGGTTAACCGTTGGTCGATAACCGGCCCAAGTGCCGCACTTAATACCATTGATGCGTCCGTCGAAAGAAAATTATTAACAATCTTCGTTATGTCAATCTTTCCGTCAACAAGTTCTTTTAGGCTTTTCGCCGCTGCTGCGTCAAATGCTTTTATCCCTTCAACCGTCTGTGTGTATCCATTCACCAGGTCGGCTTTTGTTAGTGCGGCACTTCCTATATCCGGCTGCAATTGTTCTATTAGTGCCGAAAGATATTCAACGTATGTCTGTGCCTGATTCTTGATTTTTTCAAGTTCCGTTATATATGGTCCGGCCGGTATTTTTTTGTCATAGGCCGGATTGTACCTTACTGTAAAAATAAAAGCCGCTGTTGAAACTCTCCCTCCATCATATTCTATTGTTACGGTTGCCACTGTCTTTCCTGATGTTTCCAGCTCGTTTCCCGCAAAGGTATATCCGTACATTCCCTGCGTTCCAGATAGTTCTCCCGTCACTATGTTTCCATCTGCACGAAGGAAGGAAATGCTGGCCCCAGTGTCTCCGGTTATGTATTGTTCGTCATCCTTCACCGCAATTGTCAGTTTTGCTTCTCCGTAGTCTCCTTGCGTAAATGCAATATCTGTCTGTATGGCCTGTGGAGACTTTAAATTTAAAATTACATTTTGTGTCACGCCTTATACCACCTTTCCTAAAATTACGTAGGTCCCGCCAATTTTAGCCATTACAACCTTGTCTCCCGCCGCTGGTGTATATCCCGAAAGATATTTATATAATTTTTGGCTGTTTTCTGTTTCTCCATAAAATTTTACAATCGGGCGGCCGCCTGATAACGCCGCCACTTCTGCCATGCGTAAAGCTCCTGAATCCCGTCCATAAAACTCTCTTTCTTCCCTGATTTTATCTTTGTTGTTATCAAACATCATATTAGCGTTATCCTTTTTATGTTGTGTGTCATGCTCCCGCCTATCGCAAGTTCCATCGACCAGGAGCTTTCAATATATTTTTCTGCCATCCCCATTTTGTCGTGTCGTACAAAATAACAATCCTTGTACCCATGGTGCGGCATTAATGCAGTTGTCAGCGACATAGAATCATTAATTTGTGATTTTTCCACCGCCACCCTTTTTGTGTAATCATCCAACGTGGCCTGATCCGCTATATCATCCACCGCCTCAATATCCACAATTTTTCTTCCGCGCCTTACCGTGCTTAAAATACTGTCCGCAGAATCATTTATATATTCACTCCGCAATGGTTCTGCGTCCGGGTTTTCCACGTATCTGATTATAACGTTTGGTACATTATATAAATCTTGCTTCCTGCTGGCTCCCGGTCTTATGATACTTAGGCCGTCTGTCAGGTACTCGTCCTCTGCCCGGCGTCCGCTCGGTACGATGTAACGTTCCGATACGGCCGTCCCAGTACGGTCAAAATGTAAGGGATTATAGTTGATTGCATATAATAAATCATTTACCACCGTCAGCTTATCCGTTCCAATTTCAAATTCCAACGCATTCGGCACAGTTAAGTTTCCTCCCTCGATGCTTACTTTTGTCACCCCCGCCGTGGCGATAATTCTCCGAACTTCCTGATCATATTTTGCCCCCTGTGGTATATATAGGCGATCAGTAAGCTTGTCTTCTTTTAAAATTACACTTTTGTCATAGCAATCCACATTATATGTTGTATGACCTCCGGACGAAAAAATCTGCGGTGATGTCATGATGTAAACGCCAAGTGGAAATCGAATCCATCCGGCAGGAGATAAAAGTAACATATAGGCGGCCAGTCTTGCATCAACCAGATTTATTCCCTTCACCTCTTCTTCCGCTATCGCAAACGACGCCGTTCCCATAATCTCCGCTCCGGCATCAAACGAAACGTTTCCTTTTATGCTGTGCAATGTCTTGACGTACTTTTCCTGGCTGTTTAGCAGGTCGCATTCAAAAGATATCTGCCTGTTTTCCTTTAGAAGTTTTTTGATTTGTTTATCTGTATAACCGTTCTGTGATAAATCATACATTGTCAAACCTCACCTTCTCTTCGTAATCAATTTCAGTCATGGTAATTCCAAAATTGTATCCGCCGAAAAATAACTTCTGTGTCATGGACAGGGAACCAGCCGAACAGAACATTCTATATTCTCTGTTCCTTACGCAAAATGTCTTCCCCATGCTGACCAGACTTTCCAGATATCTCGCATCTGCGGCGTATAAAAATCCAGATAAATTGATTGTTCTTGTGATTAAATCTCCTATTTCCATCACTGGATAATTTCGTCCAGTGTAAGTGTTCAGGCTTTTTTCGCGCTCCGCACCAATGCCCAGCTCCATTTCTTCATCTTCTGACAGTATTATCCTAATCCGTTTTTTAAGATTGTCGACCGGGGCAATGTAAGTTCCCTTGTATGATATGTATGTTTCCACAATGTCGCTATCTGTATAGGATTGTGTGTAGGCCCTGACAAAATACCGATATCTTTTTCCGGATCGCATTGTAAAATCCTCATATCTTTTTTCTATCGTCTGTACGATTGGAATAAATTCCCCTCCGTCTTCGGAACGGTATATAAAGTACGTCGTTGCATTTCCGGAATATTCAAGTACTGCGTAATCCCCTTGATTGTATGCTTTTAACGTTGGCTTGTTCGGTTTTGTTCCCGAAATAGTAAATGTTCTTGATATCCAGTCACTCCACATGTCGTAAAGATTTGATATCCTTAGTAATGCAGCATACATCCCGTCTGGCAGTATTATATCAGGGACGTAAACATCATCAATCCCTCCGGCAATTCTTCCGCTGTCGTATATAACAACTGCGTTTTTTGTTATCTGTATTTGTGCGGCAACTTCCTCTGCTTTGGCTGCCTCCCATCTAATTTCTGTTATTGCGTTGTTTTTTGCACTGCTTATTTCCGGGGTTGGAGGTTTCCCTACCACAAAAAATTGGGCGGTCGAAAACTCCGAGCTTAGTCCTTTTGCGTTATAGGTCTTTACCCTCCATTCTACAACACCATTTGCAAAGCTTGACGCATCCATTGTGTGGTGTTTATTGGACGATGTTACCGTCCTTGAGTTCCACAGTGTATCAGATTGCATTTTCCATCCAAATTCATATTTTGCTTGTCCAGTCGATGTCCCGGCATTATATTCCCATTCAAATGTGACAGTTCCTGAGTTTTCTAAAATATCTCCAATCGGGTACTTTAATGTCGGAGGGAGCGGGGTTGAATCTGTATAGTTTATTACGATTTGTGGCGAATTTCCCCCTTCGATTGTGGAAAATAACACTCTACGATCTCCTCCGCTGGAATTGATTGACAGAGTGAAATTGTTTTTCCCCAAATTTCCTGTTATTAAATTTGCAATATCGAACTCGATCCAAGCGTTATACGAAGAAGACTCTGCCAGAAAAGCAAAATTTCCTCCTGATTCCAACACTGCTTGATTGGCATACTGGGCGAAATCTTCGTAAAGCAACCCGTCTGGCAGTCTAAATGATATGTCGTAAAGTTTTGCAAATATTTTTTTATTTGCATCGCTTTCCTTGCAGTATAATCTCAGTTTTGCTGACGATATTGATATATCGGTTAATGTAGGAATATTGAACTGAATAATTCCAAACGAATTATTCCCGGATACCATCATTTCCCCGCTGCCTGCGTAAGGACCTGAAAATTTATTGACATATGTATCATATACTGCATTTATAGTTGCTGATCCCATTAGATTCTCGCCACCCCCGTTCGATATGCCATCTGCTCCCGTTCCGCCATTTCGACAAGCCGGTTAAATTCCCTTACATTGTCTGACTGAATGTTGAAAATATAAGTATTTCCCGAACCTTTCATCCTTGACGAATCGCGATTGCTATATATCCTGCTGCCACGCGGCAATTCTACAAGCTCTGGACCTTCTTCGCCTACCCAAGTTTCACCTCCACCGTAATACTCTGTTCCTCTGGCATTATATTTCGGTTTCGATTGTCCGCTCTTTTGTGCCGCATTTACTATTTCATTTCCAACCGTTTTTACTTCGCTCATTGACTCTTTTATGGCCGACGCCCCTCCAACGACCAAGGCAATAGCCGCTGCAATTGCAAGCAATACTATTAATAGCGGAGCCAATCCCGCCGTTGCTGATGCTCCCCCAGCTCCAAGCGTTGCAGATGCGGCGGCAGCTAATAATGATTGTGTCCTGAAAGATATGATAGCTTTTGTTACAAATCCGAACACTATAAGCAGGGTGCCAAAAACCGCAGACGCCACAAGAACTGGCGTTGGAATTGAACCTATTATATCTACTAATTTTGTAAGTATCGGAAGCAGGGCAATTCCCAATTGTAATTTTACCGCCTCTACTTTCCTGTTCATTTCCTGCATTTCATCATCAAGTTCTCCTGCGCTTTGCAATAAGTCATTGCTTAAAACATACCCCGTCTCATGCGCTTGATTTCCAAGCTCTCTCAGGCGTTTGCTGCCAGCTTCTATTAATGGATTTAAATCTCTTGCGGAACGACCGAATATATCCATTGCCATGCTGTCTCTCTCTGTTTCGTTGTTTACTCTTCCCAATGCATCGATTAAATCGTAAAATGTTGTTTCGGCATCTCTTAACGTCCCGTCTGTTTCCTTGTATCTCACTCCAAGTCTGGCAAACTCTTTTTGTAAATCTTTATTCCCGTCCCGCGCATCTGCCATTGTCCGAATCATTTTTGTCATTGAGCCGTTCATTGTTTCAACCGATACGTCAACAAATTCTGAAGCGTACTGTAATTCCTGTAATGTATCTGTCGATAATCCGCTTGTTGATGATAGTGTCAAGAGGTTATCTGCCGTTCTGGATAACTCGAGACTGAGATTTGCGTATATTCCTGTAATCCCCCCTATCAGGGCAGCGCCTTCAAATAACTGCTTGTTTACTCCGTCAAATTTAGAAGCGAATGATTCTAAAGCCGGATTCATTTCTATTCCGAAGAAATCTGCTGTTTTTCGTATGGATTCACCAAACGAATCGTTCTTTTTCTCCGCTGCCCCCATTGCCTTTTCTGTCTCTTTCAATTGTCCTTCCAATTTCAAAAGACTTGTCCTTTGTTGCAAAAGAGCTTTGTCCGCGGCATCTACTGCCTTTTCATTATTTTTATTCGCACTTGTTGCTTTGTCATAGCTTTTTGCAGCTTCAGAAACAATCTTTTTCTGTAATTCAATTTTTTGAGTGAGGAAATCGTGTTTTATTCTGAGCTGGTCTGTTTCCGTTCCGTATACTTTAGCCTCTTCTGATGCTCTGTTAAATTCTGCTGTTAAAACTCCCATCTTTCGATTACATTCCGTAATTCCTCCCGAAAAATCAGAATAGTCAAGACCTAACACAATTGTTTTTTTATATGTGTTACCCAATATCCCACCCCTCAATCTGTTTCATGCTGCTTATCGTTTCGCTTTCTCTTCTATCGTTAAAATATTTTGATTCGTATACTTCTTCGTTAATTGCCGCATTCTGCATGTTTTTTTCATCTACATACATGTCAATCATCTTTATGATTTTTCTAAATGTAGATGTCCAAAACTCCGGATCGGTTCTTTTCATTTTGATACAGTACATATAATACAGATAATCAAAATCAAAATTTATAGCGACAGATTCATCATGAGCCGATCCATAATTTTTTTTATTGCTTCCTGCCTCTCTTCATCCAGAGAATTTATTAATGATTCATTAAACATTCTTATTATTTCCGCCCCGGAAGAAGGCGCCATACGTTTTGACAGCACCGCCGCATCCGAATAGCTTAATTCCATTTCCTCTGAAGCATTTACCGCAGAAAATAGGCACAGGGCCAGCATGTCAACTTTCTGTATCGTATCCTTATTAATTTTCATTTCTGCTAATTTATTTTGAAATATAAAAACACACTTCATATTAAAAATTCCGTGTAACTCTCTTTTATTTTCCGGATCTCTTAATACGATCTCTTCGGCTGGACTAATATCAATAAACTTTGCCATTGTGATTCTCCTTATGCTAGTGCTGGCGCCGGCGGCGTTGACGGTCCGGTTTTAAACCAGTCTTCGACTTGCTTTGTTGTTAGGGCTGTATTTGCTGTGTCTGCAAAGTATCTTAACTCTCCATCAAAATCACGCGGAACAAAATTAATGGTAATGCTGTCTGTTGAAAAATTGATACTGTCTGTTGACTGCTGCATGGTTCCATTAAAGGGCTGTGCCCGGCCCTTCAAAAGCCAAACTAATTCCTTGCACTTATTGGTCCCTTCTACTTCAAATCCCACTGCTAAAAATGGGGCTTCGTCTCCCGCTTTCTCAATCAGGATTCCATTTTCATACTTATGTCCCAGGATTTCCGCTCGGTCTTCAATTGCAATTTTGTTAACATCTAATACTGCGGCCATTCCATTCAGCTTTGCTATATTTTCTGATTGCGCTCCCTCTCCGTAAAGCACACCAGAGGCCAGTGACGGTGTAAGCTGCACCTGCATTGCTTTCCCAAGTGGCTTTACCTCTCCGTATTCAGCCCCGGCCGTTGTATCGCTCGTCAACAGTGCATAAACCATGTTTTTGATATTGATACGATTTGTTTTCTTTGATTTATTTACCGCCATGTTTTACTCCTCTCTTATTTTCGAAAACTGGATCATGGCACGCCACACTTTCCCGTTCGTGTCATACGTGTATGTAATATCCGGTATTGTAGTTGATGCGTTCGCCTGGATGTCGTCTCTCAGCTTTCTCGCCCTGGTTTTGATTGTCTCCCGGTTTCTGTCCCAAACATCAATTTGATATCCTTCCAGTCCTTCGCTTTCGGTCCCGTCTCCATCCAGTCCCGACGTATCCGAAAGATGGGACCATGTTGCGCATGGAGGTATGATTGGTTCAAATAATTCAACGACAGGTATCTTTAATGAGTCTACAATTAAACTTTTCATTTCCATTACTGCACCACTTTCTTCATCATCTCGTCGATTATTTTATCGGTGTCTCCTTCAGACGCCGTTACCGCTCGCCCCATGAAATTAGTCCCCTGTACAAATGACACGCCGTCCCTGGCTATATGCCCATCGCTGACCGGTCCCCACTTATATCCCGTCATTTTCCCACCTCGCACGCTCACATAATTATTACCCGTCTTATCTTTTCTGACACTCGACTGCACATCGTCCTTCAGATGGATATATGGCCTGCTGCCGTCATAATTTGACGGCATGATTTGTTTTGCCCTTGTCTCGACGTCTGAGTTGTGGAGGAACCGAATTACATTTTTCTTAATGTTCCTTCCGATTTTTCCTAAAACAGCTTTTTCCTGATTCTGCAACTCCTTCGGTAAAGCATTCAGCATCTCATCGATTGACTTTACCGATTCTTCATAATCCATATTGACTTTCATATCATCACCCAATCGTCAATTCCACTTCATCATTTTCCTGTGCTTCGTACGTTCGGTATATATTATATTTTCTGTCGTTGTATATAACTTGTGATGGCTCCTCGATGGTTCCGTCATCGTTTACCACAAAGCTTAATTCGTAATCCGGTTGATATATGGATAGGGTTAACCTGGGGCGAAGTCCAACGGCATAAGCGGCGTAATATTCGCTTCTTACTACTGATTTCTTTTCACAAAATACCCCCGTTTCCTTATCGGCAATGCTCTTTCCGGTCGCTTTTCTGGTTATCAGTGTACATTCGTCATTTCTCATGGCTGTTTCTCCGCTGGCAGTCCGTACCCGGTTGCCATCTGCATCTGTGCTTTCTGTTCGTCATAGGCCGCCTTCATTCGTTCCATTTGGTCGCCCGGCCCCATATACACCGCGCAGTATGTAATTACTGCGCGGCCAATCAATGGATCGTCAGGATTTTTATTTCCTACTCCTGCGATTTCTAAGTCCTTCAGGGCCGCCTGGATAAGGTCCTCTATCTCCGAGTCAAAGGCTGTCGTTTTGATTCTCAGTGCCATCTTCACTTTTTCCAGCATAGCCAATTATCCCTTCTTTTTACGCTCCGCTTTTTGGAATCTTCAGGGCCACAAATCCGTTCTTCACTACAACATCTCCTCCAATTTCCACATCTCCCCGGATCGTATCCATGAGTTTATCAAAGGCAAAATCTTCTGATATGCGGATTTCATAATCAGAAAATAAATCAAGTTCGAAACACTGTGGATTTCCATAGAACATCGTCAGCGTATCGGCTGATGCAGACTGTGCAGTTCCGGCGCAGGCAGTCAAATTGCTATTGATGCAGTAACGCACCGACAGGCCGCCGTCTTTGATAATTCCGGTATTGGGGTTATTTGTATCCGGTTCGATTTCATATACCGCCTTTTTCTCATTCGTTCCTCTTACATCTCCAAACGCAATCAGGTCAAGCTTGTTTAAAAACAGCACAGCTCCACCAACGACGCTTTCGTCTCCCCCGTATGCCAGTGTGATTTTTCTTAAGGTTTTTTCATCAATGACGCCCTTAGAACCGGTGACTGTAGCTGTAACACTTTCATTCAGGTCGGATTCTTTTAATGCTGTTGTAACCAAAATTGCAGCTTTTTTTCTCAAAGAGGTTAACGCCTGCTCGTGTACCTTCTGCTGATAGGCAAGCGGTGTCTGTTTTTTCGCCTGCTTTGAGATGTATGATAAAACAGCCACGGAATCCGGCGTGATGGTAACAAATCCAAAGGTCGGCTCTTTATTCGTGGCCGCCTCTCCTTCTGTCTGGTTGTCTGCCGCTGCCGCGTCCGTATCGATATAGGCAACTTTATTACTCCCCATGCCGGTACAGTTGACGATTTTTACCAAGTCAATAATGCTTGATACTTTTTTTCCTACACTATCGTTAATACCGCTTACCTGTGTCGGCGTCGCCAGCTTCCCTCCGCTTACCAGAACAGAACGAACTTCTTCTGATTTGACATTGGTTTTTCCTGTCTCTGCAAACTTTTTCGCCCGTGCCTCGGCCTCATTTTCTCCTCCAAGGTCTTTCAGCTTTCTTGTTGTCACTCCATTTTCCCTGACGTCATCCTCTAACTTTCTTCTCTTTTCCGCCTGCGCTTCCAGTTCTGCTCTGCGTTCTTTCAACTGCCTAACTTCTTCTGTCAGTGCATCTAGATCGGCATCCCTGTTTTCCATTTCCGTCTTAATCGCTGCCATTCTCTCTTCAATGTCACTCATCATCATTTCTTTAATTGTCATTTCATACCTCCATCAGTAAATTTAGTTTTTTTAATTTTCTCGCCCGTTCCAGTCTCTCCGCTTCAATTTCCGCGATCACTCCGTCGCTAAATTTCCGGGCGCTAATTGATGTCGCATCGTTGGCCGGTATTGATACCGGGCTGACATCATATAGCTTGCTTATCTTTTTTATTGTCCTAAGACAGGTTTCAACGTCGTTTTCGTAATCTTCCGTATAGGTTTTCTGGTCTTCCTTTACCGTAAATCCAAACGACATCTTATCTGTATATCCGCCTTTTATCTCCTGATATAATTGACGTCCGATATCTGTCCCTGATAGGTCCGCTGTGATTTTCAGCCCCACGGAATCAACTTCCAGCTTCAACGTATTGTTTTTATTTCTCGCGAACACACGCCCTTCATGATCGTACTGCATGATTACATCCGACATGTCGCATTCCGTAAAGGCTCCTGGGTCTATCTGCTCGATTATTTTGTAATATCTGCCCTCGTACAAGGTATAGGGCTGATTAAATGTAGTTGCGTATCCTTCTACCATCATAGCGTCCGGTTCTTCTTCCAAGGCCCTGACGCTCATCGTCATGCCTCGATATTCCCGGCCATCCTCCAGTTTATTAATCTGTTTATTTGTCAGTGCCACTTGTCAGGTCATCCCCTTTCTTTGTTATGCTTCCATCAATTCCCAGGAGATAGTATTCCCCTCGGATACTGTACGCCTGCCCCATTCCATTGGGGATCGGCGGAAGATTCCATATTTCTCTGATTTCGTCCCGGTTCATGATTCCCCGATCTGCCATCTGCGCTGATACGTTTAACTTTTCTGAATTGCTCATGTATTGCAGTCGGTTCGCCGTCGCCATGATGAATGATTTTGCGGCCCGTTCTTTTTCACTGAACAGCATTTTTGTTGTGACGTCTGAAAACTGAATGGCAAACGGTTCGATTCCCCCCTCGTAAAATGCGCTCCATGCATCCCCGTAGGCTTTGTTTTGTAGTATGTCGTCGTTTACCCCGTAATAATTAAATACGTTTGTTTTGATTGCTGTCATCTGCTGTGCATCAATCACGAATGGGCTTGATTGTATCTGTTTGATATCCGAATATGTATTGGGGAAAAGCAGAACTCCGCCGGATTCTTTTTTTAAATTTTCGTTTGTAAAACGTTCCCGTTCTTTTGTCAAGTCTTCTGTTTTTGTAAAATTAGCAACCCGAGCCATAAATCGGAAGGTTGCCGAGTTTTTAACTGCCTCTTGTATCCCCTGATTTTGAATATCAATCAGCTCCATTGTCGGTGTCAGTGCCGTATTTGACTCTCCGAAAAAATCATCCGAATACTGAAACTTTGTCATAATGCCGCATCGATTCATTTCGACTACAGCCGTGTTCCCATTTTGGAATGTGTAAGAAAGCCACGGTTCCCCTCTGTAATCTTTTATCTCGCACAGTGACGGAAGAATCGGATATATTCCGGTTATCTCTCCGTAATCATCCTCTACCGGAACAATAAACGCTGTGTTTTGTACATCAAGAATCGTTGATAACCGGTATAGAAACTGCCCCCATGTTTGCCATTGGTTTGGCCCATTCTTTAACTTCGTTTGTAACTTTGGTTTTGCGCTTCCCTGCGGAGTGACCGATAATTTGCTGATATGCGTTGCCCTCGCATGGATCGCGGCCCGGACAAGCTCGCTCTCATAAACAGCACCATTCCAACTCGTAAAGATTGGCGTGTATCCGGTAAAGGTCTGAAAGAAATCGGCCGCATTGCCTTTTACTGGTCTTTTAAACACTTTATTAAACAGCCCCATTTTTCAACTGCCCTCCTATCTCTCCATACCATTTTTGTCTCACTGTCATAGCATCCAGTAGTGCAGCTCCTCCATCGATATGATCTGATTGTGTTATTTTAATTGCCTTACGTTTTCCGCTTTCTGCGTCAATCTTTAATGCCATGTTTAACAGATGTACTTTTAATAGGTCATTATCTCCGATGCAAACCACACCATCTTTTATCAGCCCTTCCGTCTCCTGGATTACCGGCGTTAAGTTGTAGCCCTGATAAACGTCATCCATGTGAAAGCCATATTGTTTCATGTCCTGTACCAGGTATTGGGCCGTATAGCGGTCATATCCTGTCTGAAGGGGATAAATGCTGTATTCTTCGACAAGCATTTTGAACCAGTCAAAACAGTCTTGATAATCAACAAAATTTTCCCCCGATAGCTTCAGTATCCCTCTCTGCACATATGCCTGATAGGGAAGTCCATCTCTTATCGTTGCCTCCTCTATCTTTTCCGCAGGCAAGAAAAACTGCGCTAAGACGTATAATTTTTCTTCTTTTTCAATGACTGCCATACAGGCTGTGAGGTCTGTTGTTTGAGATAGGTCAATCCCTCCAACGCAGTATGAGTCTCTAAAATCTTCGATCCGCAGGTGTGGTCCGCAGCATTTTTCCACATCCTGAGTCGACAGCCATGCCTGTGTACTGTTCTGCTTAATGTTGCAGTATTTTGTCAGAAACTCCGCTTTTTTACTTAAGCTGCCTTCCGCTACTGCAATTTCCTCTATCAGATAATCCACCGATACCGACACGCCTAAGTTTGGGTTTGATTTTCTCAGTTCGTTGATGTCGTTCCATTTTTCCACATCATCAATCATGTACAAAAATGGCGCCAGGCGTTTTTCTTTCGAATCTCCAAGCAGGAACCTGGTTGCCCTTTTTACCAGCTCATCATAGATTCCCTCATTGATGTATCCCGATGTGCTGATTGATAGAATGATTGGCTGCTTTCTTGCGCCCAGGGCCGATTTCATAACCTCGTATTGTTTCAGTCCCTGGTCCCCCGGCCAACTGGCTACCTCGTCGCAAACCGTCAGATGTGGATTGAAGCCGTCCGACTTCTTTGCGTTAAAAGCAATTTTCTTCACACTGCTGTTCGTGCTTTCCACATAAAAATCTGATTTCCGCCTTTTTATCAATGCTTGTAATTCCGGTTCTTTTTGTATGGTCTGCCAGAACGATTGATATACCAAATCAGCCTGATCCAGCTTCGGGGCTACACAAAACACTTTTGCCCCATACTCCCCGTCAAGGAATAAGCAGTAAGCAATAATCCCGGATGCAAACAGTGTTTTTCCGTTTTTTCTTCCAATGACAATTAGAAACTCTCTGAAAATTCGTATTCCGGCGTCGTCAACAATTCCGAACATAATTGATACAGTAGATTTTTGCCATGTTTCCAGCTTCAGAAGATCATCCCGGCCTTCGCAATGATGGCAAAAGGTTTCAATAAATTTTATAGCCCTATTTGCCTTTTTCTGGTCAAATATAAACTGCTGGCTTTCCAGCCCTTTTATGATGTATTCATAAAATAATCGTATCCATTTACCGACAACTGCGGAGCCATCCTGAATTGATTGATAATATTTCAGTATGTAATTATCCATCCCTCATCAGCTCCTTTAGTTTTCCCTCGTTGCTGCTGGGCGGTGTAAGTTCATTTAGCTGTTTGATAATTGCCTGATAATTCTTGTCCGTCGAAGTGAACAGTCTGGCCGCCGGTCTTTCCCGTTCGTACGGCTCCGTCTTTTCTGACTGTGTAAAGCGTTCCGTCTCTCCGTTCTCCTGGATGTCTTCCCATAGTTGATTTAGCCTTACCCGGAGTCTTGCCGCTTGCACAATCAATCCTTGTGCCACTGCAAATTTATTCGGCGGCAAGTTCTTATAAATCTTTGTAAGTCTTGCTATCTCTGATTTTTCTGTCACTATTTTTACTGCCATTTTCCTCCTTCCTGGGCAGGGGTCCTTCGCGCATGGGAGCGGAATATCATTCTAGGGGACTCGGTGAAATTTTCTTTCACAAATTATTTTGAATAGGGGGGGAGTCGTTGTCACATTTCCAAACTCATCCACAAAATATCTCTTCTTCCTTCCGTGTAGCTTCGCGTGACAATCCATACACACCAGTTCTAGATTGTTAAATGACATCGTGACCTCCGGCTTTGTAATGTTCTCCGGTGTTATCTCCGTTTTGTGATGCACAATCTTTCCCGGCTTATATATTCCCTGCCTCAAACATTCTTCGCATAGTCTCCCAACGCTCTTAGCATATCTATCCCTGCATATTTTCCATTCAGTGCTGTCGTAAAATTCACGTGCGAACTCTCTCGCCATGCTCCACCTCCAGTTCTACTTTCAATGTTGTTCCTTTTCCCGGTACGCAAAAGGCGCCTGCACATTATGCGCAAGCGCCTTTCGAAAAGGAGGTTCATCGTGAACTATTACATAGTATCATTATATCATTTTCTTACGGGCATTGTGGGCAAGTTTACGTATCTGTAAAATATCCTGGACGCAGTCCGTCTATCCATTCCTATCAAATCTCCAATCTTTTCCCAATTCATTCCATTTATCACCCTGTATTGTATTATATCGCATTCGGGAAACGGCGCCGTACTTATGTATTCGTCCAGCTCCCTTCTGTCTACTTGCAATTTCTCCTTGTAATATTCGACCTCTCTGTCAATACGCTCTTTTTCTTCGATGTACCATTCCCCAAAGCTTTTCCTTCCTGCTCCCTTTGGCATATCAGATGCTATATTCTTTTTATATGGATTGAAGCTTTCGTGGGCAGCCATTTCCTGATAAAGTGACTTTAACTTATTCATGTCTTTTTGAACCGAGAAGAGCTTTTCTAATTCCATTTTTCCTCCTTCGATATTTCCGGCGGTTCTTTTTGGAACAATTGGTATATTGCTTATGATATCCTTATGTTTGCGCAGCTCATTAGTCGCCTGCTGCCATCTGGCCGCAAACGTCCTCTTCCTTTCTTTTTGAACTTCTTTTATAAATTCAATAGCCCAGTCCAAGACAGCAACATCCTTGTCCCAAATGTCGCCCTCTTCCTGGCTCATCTCCTGGTGATGTGCCTTTATCTCTTTCAATTTTTCTATTCTATTCATTTTCCACCTCAAAGGACGGTCGGCCGAACCGTCCCTGTATGTAAGCCATAAACGTTTATGATTGATTTGTTATCCTGCTACTCCATAGCGGCGTTCCGCATCTCTGGCCGCCTCCTGGCTAATCTTCGCATAACACTGTAACGTTGTGTCCACTTTCGTGTGTCCTAATTTCTTCTGCACCAGTTCCGCAGGCGCGCCGCGATTAATCATATCGGTTCCGCACGTACGCCGGAATGTGTGTGGTGATATCTGCAAACCCTTCAGCCTGATATCGCGGCTCTGTATGGCTTTTAAAATATATCGCACTCCATCGGCGCTAAGTCGTTTGTGCGGTGCTTTCTGGCTGACAAACAATGCCTGGCTATCATCTTTCCTTGACCGCAAATATCCTTCGATATGTACTTTGGCTTGCGCAGAGAACCGGATCTCCCGTTCTTTCCGTCCTTTTCCGACGATGTTTACTCTCCGGTTTGATAGGTCAATACTATCCCGGTTAAGCTGTATAATCTCTGATACCCGGCCGCCGGAGCTGTAAAGGAGATCGACCAGCGCAAGTTCCCGTTCATTCTTACAACAGCACCGGAATATCTCGCGCTGCTCCGGCGTCAGAATGGAACCCATGCGATATTCTTCTTTTGTTTCTTTTATTCTTTTCATTGGGTCAGTAGTAATTACATCATATTCGTAAGCCCATTTGAAGAAAGCCCTGAGGGAACGCACCTTTGAATTGTACGTTTTATCTTTCCATTTCTTCTGCACCTTCCCACGCGTCAGATATCCGATGACATGCTTTTCCCGGATATCCCTTATTCCGGTTCCGGCATAGAGAAGCAGATTTTTAATCTCGTACCCATACTGCTTGATGGTTGACTTGGTTTTTCCGTCTATGATAAGCTGATTCTGCCAGTCATGCAGAATTTCGAACGTATCATCGTCACTTTTTATTAGCGATGTGGAGTCTTCGTTCTTTATAAACTGGTAGTCGCAAAGATTCATGAAGAGAATTAATTTTAGCTGCTCCATACGGTCAGGTATTATAAACTCACTCGCTGCTACAAGGATATTGTTGATTACCATGCTTGCGCTCATCGTTCCGCTCATCATAGACTTGTCCTCCTGTTTTATTTGATTTTTTGGAGGATAACTGTTATAATATAGTTATCCAGTTTTAGAGTCGGCCGCATCCGCCAAGATAGCCCGGCTCTTTTTCTATGCTTCTTGTACTGCTTTCTCTGTTTTCTGACGCTCCACTTTTATGTATCCTTTTGATGTTATCGACAACTTAGCTTTTAATCCGTTTCCGATGTCCAGGGAGGCAGAATCAAGCTTTTCCTCCACAATTAGCTCAGCAATGTGTTTCAGCAGATTTCTTATTGGTTCATCTGCCTCTTCTGTATCCGCCTGCTGCCCGAACTGCTCCTCGATTGCTTTGCACGCACGTTCTTTCTGTCCTTTTTTTCTGGCGTATTCTTTTGCTCCGTAGCAATCGCATAATTCTGTGACCGCTTCATTTACTTTTTCCTGGTCCCACGGAATAAGCGTTTCTATTTGTCCCATCTGGCCGCAAAACGAACAAGCTCCTGTCTGTATTTCAAGTCCGTCTGGCATTTCTCGCTTTATTTCTTTCAAATCATCCTTCAGCATTTTATTCTTCCTCTCCTGCTTCCCTGAAGTAATAACAGGGTTTGCACACTATCATTCCGCGTTCGTTCCTCTCCGGCTCTTCGTCTTCCTCCTGGTGTCCCCACCCTAACGGATGTACTCCGTCCAGTTCGGCGGTGCAGCCTGGGCCGAAGTGGTTCCCCCAATATCTTTTACCCTGCTGCCGGTTTGCGCACTCGGAACATGTTCCATACATTCTTCCCATTGCTCTTTCTCCTTTAAATGTCAATTTAACTTTTTAATCTCTGTGCGCAGTATGGACAATATTGATATCCGGCTCCGTCCGGGACGACGACTTCCTCTCCGCAGTTATGGCAGACCACACAATTATCCGGCAGATATTTTTTAAACATCACCACACCGTCTTCCGTAAAAAGTTCCATAGGCATTCCTTTAGCTATGCCTTGTTCAATTCTTACTACTTCAGGGATTTCGATTCTTCCTAAATCATCCACACGTTTTACAATTCCAGTTATTCTCATAAATATCCTTTCTCGGCATTCGCCGTTAAATCCTCATTTTGATTAACTAATCTATTACATGTTGTCCACACCACGGACAGTAATCCCACATCGGATCAAGAGCTTCTCCGCATTCCGGACAGCAATATACGTTAGGGTTGGGCTTATGCATTTTCTGTGTTGTGCCTTTTTCTTTTAGCTCCTCTATCTCCTCCGGCTCCAGGCCTGTATCCTCATAGGCTGCCAGACGATGCATTGCAATATCAATAGGGCATGCATCGCACCGTACATAATTTTCGCACACTTCTTTGCACGTCCAGTTATCGGCCCCTTTCACCTGGCAACTTTCTTTTTCGCTAGTAAAATATGTTAATCGTTCCATGTTTCTCACCTCCAAATCTTCAGGTTTGTTTTTTTTAGAGAGAGGCCAGTTAACCTCTCTCAAGGGTTCGCTTAAGTGGCATTTTGTGATATATTAACCAAAAAGAGCGAACAGTCAACGGGTTGCTATGTAAAGGGCGAGTGCCCGATACAGTGTTTTAAGTATCTTTTCCTGCTTCCCGGTGTTCTTCCTGGCGTTTTTCCTCGATGTCCGGCTCCCAGTTCTCGCAGCAGGCCCTATCTCCGGCCGCATGCCAGTCACAGCTATCTTCTCTGTTGCAATTCATGCATGTCCTATTCATTCTTCCTCCGGCAGCCAGATAAAACCGGGTTCTATCGGCTGTTTCTTTTCTGTGATATAGTTTATCTGAAAAACTTTCATAAATAATTCATGACTGTACTTTTCTTCAAATAGCTCTTGGGCCTCTTGTTTTAACTCGGCGTCCAGTTCTTTGTTTCCTCCGTGTACGCCTGTTTTTGCGTACCGATGGCATCCGGGGCAGAGATGGACTTTTAATCCATAATGCTCTGACAGTTTCCGGTGCTTTTCCCCGAAGAATATGTGGTGTTCTTCCAGGTTCCGTGTGTCGCCGCAGTGATAACATTCATAGGCACCACGCGGTTCCATGATGCTTCTTGCCATTATTCCCCTTTCATAACCCGGCGAGAGTGGGGTTTTAATAGCTCCCATAGTTCTTCCCACTGCTCAGCGTTTCGGATCGTGTTTCCCTGTGAATTTTTCCAGTTGTTTTTCTGCCAGTTTTGGAGCCATCCTTGCTGAAATGCGCTGATAATATAGTCCTCCGTCGAATAAATGCTGAGCATGCAGGGTTTATTTATGGCTTTCAGGCAGCATATTAACGCCTCGAGGGTGTTGCTTTGCTTTGATGCACTCCGTTCCCCTTCGATTTCTTTTTTGTGTATCTGATTTTTTGCTTCGAACTGCATTTTACCCCAATATTTATTGGCGTTCGCGCCGATTCTTATCTCGACCTCGTACATAGTCACTCCACCAGCGGAAGAGTGAGGGTCCCGTAAAGAAGCTCCGGTTTGGAAAAATGCATTTCCTTGTTCCTCTCCTCAAATCCTTTCAATTTGCCCAGCCTTTTCCACAATGCTTCTGATTTTTTGCTTCTTTTTACCGGGACAAGGTGGACAATGGCTCCGCCAGTCGTAATCCCGAATGCCGATGTGTCAACCTGCAACTCCCCGGAATAGGCGGCCAGAATTTCTCTCGCCTGCTGCCAATATGGCTCTCTAAACTCTTTTGTCGTCCAGTCAGGTTTTGTCATGTTCCTTTTCCTCCATCGCTTCTTTGTATTTTCTTCGTATCATTGCTTTTCTCTCCGGGCCAATTCCCTTTATGTCAATTGCTTTCTCAAGCACCTCCTGGGATTTTCTTAAAAGCTCTGCTCTTAATTCCTCCCGTTCATCCTCCATTGCCATGTCATAGATTCCGCTTAACAGGGCCTCCATGTCATTTTTCTTATATCCCTTGATTTTCCGGTATTCATCCCGGTTTAGGTTTATCGTTCGGTTTGATTTTATTACCATTTTGCCTCCTTCTGGGTTTGATATAATTTTCTTCATCCGCCATCGTCTCCGGATTGTATTGGACGCATGTGTAATACCGGTATGGATATCCCGTCACTTTTGATATGCCTGTGATGATGCTGTCTTTTGGTATCCAGTAGCCTTGCGGTGGAACCGGCTCCTTGGCCCAGGTATTCGCTGATACAATTTTTACTTTTTCTATCGGCATGATAAGGTTTCGGCTGCACGAATAACTTAATTTACTTGGTGTGTCCGGGTCCTTAAAGCTGTTTTTTGATTCTTTAATCAGATAAAAGGCAAGGTCTTTCACGTCTCCATCTTCGTAAATCGTATTCATAAATGCAATTCCACGCCCCCAGGTCTTTTGTACCAGCTTTGCAGTCATTCCGATTTCGTTTACAATCAGATGGTGATGGATTGCTTTATCTTTGTATTCGGTAGTGATGATGTATTTTAATGCCTGTCCCCTGCTCTTGTAGACTTTTCGAAGCTGCCGGAGAAATTCCCTAATCACCTCCCTCGCTTCCTCCGGTGACGGCCGTTCCTTCTCTCGGTAGGTTAGTTGCATATGGAAATCTCCGTAATCAAAATTCATTGCGATTTTTCGGTACAGCCTCTTTATCCGGTTCCGCTCATTCGTTTTCTTTACCTCTTCCGGGGTTTTCTTCTGCCGGGGCATGGGCTTTATTCCCTTGCATCCATAACGGCTGCTATGTACTTCTTCCACCTCTATTCGGTGGGGCATTTTGCACTCTCTTTTTATATACGGCATGACCTACTCCTGGTCCTATGTTTAATGGGTATAACAAGTATTAAAACGGCCCTGTTTGTCTTCTTTTTCTTGACTTTTAGGGCCGTTTGCCGTATACTTTAAGCATGGTGATGCTGTGTATACGGCTCGGCTCAGTGCTTGTCAGGGCGCTGGGCCTTTTTCTTTTTCGGCTCTCGTTAAATTTTTTCTACCACCATTCATAACCTTCTTTTGTTCCTTTATAGTGCCACCATTTGCCACTGCTGTATCTGATGCATAGATTTCCATCGTTATCAAACCAAAAACATTCCATAGTACCATCAGTCCAATTCTCCGTGGCCTCTTTGTGTGCCTTTTCTGCTAATTTTGCCATCTCGGCTTTATTTTTTTCGTCCACTCTGTGCCTCCGTTTAACCTTCAAATCTTCCTCAAAATTTTCAATATTTTCACAGGCATTTCCAGACCAGTATGGCCGCCTGGAATATGACAACGCTGCACATTGCAAGTGTGATTATTTCAAGTATCTTTATGTATCTGTATTCATTCCAACGCTTGTCCTGCTGCCGCGCCCGGCGTACTATCTCTGGACCATTCTTATAGTGTACGTGCATCTTTTCCCCTCCTTTAACCGGTGCGGCGCCGCTTGTAGTCTTTGCAGGGATATTTCCTGCTCCGTTCCAGGCAGCGGCCGCGATACCGGCATGAATTGCATGGATTATTTTGTTTTTTCATGTCCCTCCTCTGGTTAGCCAAACACTCTGTCTTTTAAGGTCTGCTCTTTTTTCTTTTTCTCGCGCGGAAGATAGACTACTTTCTGCGGTTCGTGGAATTGTGAGAGGGGGATTTTAATACCTCCTGTTTTTCTCGTTGCAAAAATCTCTCCACTGCGTATTTTTTTGTAGATCGTATTGGCCGGACATTTCATGATTTCTGCAAGCTCCTTTACTGTTACAAAGATGTCACCGCCTTTCCGCTCTAATGTTTCCACCCGATTCCTCAATTCGGTATTTTCCTTTTCGAGCTGTTTAAAGCGTTCTTCTATGCACATAGTTCAAAACTCCTTTCTTATGCTGTTTTGGGTTTGTCCGCGGTTTCAACGCTTCTTCTTGCATAGTTGGCCCCGTCCTGAAATGCTCTTATGTAGTTTAAAAGGGCCTGCTGTTCTCCTGGATTCATGATCTTGATTGCATCGATTATGTTTTCTGCTTCTGGTATGTTTTCTGCCGGGAGAATAATGTTCATTTTGTTCTCTTTCATAATGTTTCCACCTTTCTTTAATTACATTACCAAATCATTTTCTCTCACAATTTGACTTGATGAATTCATTATACGTTCCAATTTTGCATTTGTCAAGTCATATTAATATATTTATTTTTATTTTTTTGGCTTGACTAATTCATTTTTATAATATATACTAATGGTATAAACATCAAAGTGAGGTGATATTTTGGAAATGCACGACAGAATCAAAGAATTAAGAAAAAAGCATTTAAAGCTATCTCAGGAAGCTTTTGGCGAAAAATTAGGTGTAAGTCGCTCTGTTATCAATAATATTGAACGCAATTGCCTTGCCAGGCCAGAACAGAAGCTTTCTTTAATCAAATTAATGTGTAAAGAGTTTAATATCAGCGAAGAGTGGTTATTAAACGGCACAGGAACCATGTTGGTTCATCCATCCGCTTTTAGCCTCGACGATTTTTCCGAGGAGCATGGTATAACATCCTTGGAACGTGAAATTTTAAAGGCATACTTTGAATTAGATCCGGAAATCCGCAGGAACATTCTTGAGCATTTTAAGAGTCGGCTTATTGTTGGCCCTTCTTCCGGCTCTCGTCCTTACGAAACGGAAGAAGAACTTGTACGGATGGCACCTCCGGTTGATATTAAAAAAGAGGTTGGATGATAAAACACCCAACCTCAATAATTAATCAAGCCTGTAAAGAATTAAATGTGTCGTTCCTATGTAGTCTAAATTATAGTAGATTGTTTTTGTATCTTTATAAAAGATTGCATAAACTTTTCTGTCATAATAGCAAATATACTTTTTTATCATAGACGTACACCCCCGATTCTTTGGCTTATATATGTCTAACGTCCGGGCAATGTATGAAGTGACCTTTTAATTTCAATTGTCCGAAAACTCGGACACTATTTGTATGGGGAGTCAAAAAGCTCTACAATGCTGACGTTTAGACCTTTTGCAATGGCCTCTAAAGTGTCCAACCTGGGGCTTGTTCGTCCGCAAATTATATCAGATATCGTCGAACGCGGTATACCAGTCATGTAGCTAACCTGTCGTACAGATAGATTTCTATTGTACATTATTTTATCAAGCAGTATCTCCATAATTAATATTTTACTGCTATTATTATACAAATTATCTTCCAAAATTTGGAAAATTCGGAGGGAATTTTATGAGTATTAAAGGTGTTTTTCAGGAGCTTTATGTTGGTAAGGCCGAAGCTAATCTGATTACAGGCTTCGGCAGCAGAAAGAATATCCCATACGAAGAACTTAAACAAATTAATTACGCATTTTCAAAACAAGGAGAGAGAGGATATCTTGACTTTAAAACTCTATCTGGCGCTACCATCCGCTTTTCATTTACTCAAAAAGTTAATATGAAAATCAAAAAAACAATTGAACTTATTAAGGAAAATTATCCCCAATTGGATATCATCGAAGAAGATCTGTCTAGTTTAAAATTTTATCAACGCAATTGGTTTATAATAATTTTGCTATTTCTATGTTGTTTTCCAATTGGTCTTTTTTTACTGTGGTATTACAAAAAGGGGACACGTAGTAGCCGAGCGATGATAACCATCGCGGCAGTCTTTTTATGGATTGCAGGGCTTTTTTCATCGTACAGAACTTTTACCAGTTCCTTTAACGAAGTAAACAGTGCTTACAATGATATAATGACTTCTGCTTCTGAAGCTGGTAATTTATTCCTTCCGGAAACAGAAAGTACGACTGAATCGACTTCAGATACCGAAGCATACTCCACCACATTAACGGCAGGTCATTATATTGTTGGTGTTGACATTCCAGAAGGAACGTATGATTTTTTCAGTAAACAGGGTTCTGGCAATCTTTTTTCTGACGATGGCACATTAAACGAAATATTTACTGCTGATGATAGTCTGACCAAAAAACAATTCGAAGACTATGGCATATCAGATATCTGGAGCAAAGACGAGCTTCACAACATTTCACTTGTGAGTGGAACTATTGTTTCCGTTACTGGAACGCAACAAATTTCCGCAGGATGCAGTGATGCAAATATTTCCGGCATGGCGGAACGAGAGACAAACAATGCCCATACCATTGAATTAGGTTATGGCCTATATGCCGCCGGTGATGATTTCCCCGCTGGAACTTACGATATCGTATGGATAGAAGGTAATGGCAATATAATGACCGAACCTTACGAAATGAATTATGGCATAAATGAAATAATGGGTGATCCTTTAGCTGGCAATAATGATGAATTGTCACAATCATTAAGTAAGCTCGCAGATGCACTTTATATCAAGCAATTCACAAACTTGATTCTGAAAGAAAACGATATTTTAAATATTAAGGATATTAAAATTAAATTAATACCTAAATAAAAACCGTTCCGGCGGCAACCAGAACGGCTTTTACTAAGATTCTCTTACCGGATCGCTCCGGGGATGATAAATCTCACTTTTTAAATTATATCATTCCCAAAGCGTCCTGACAAGGGGCGTATTAATTTTACCCAAATTTAAGGAGGAATGATTTATGAGCGTACACCACAAGATATATACATCAAAAAGGACAGGAATTAAAACTATCCGGTATTATGCCAGCGTCTATAATGCACAGTCCGGTAAATCCGTTGTCGGGCCATATCGCGAATATGTCGGCCCGGAGCTGGCCGATCCAAAAAAGCCTCCGAAGGCAATCGAAAAACAGCTCAAGCTCGACGAAGCTTCCCTTATTGACGCAATTGCAAAAGGCAAGGTGGAGAAGAGAAAGGCCGGATTACTGTTTGAGGTTGTGGCTAAACAATGGCTAAGTTCGTGCAAGCCTCCGGTTTTTGCAAACAGCACTTACGAGGGCTACTCTTATTACTATACGCATTATATCGCTGATGTCTTTGGAGACAGGCCCGTTAACAAAATCTCCCCACTCCATATCCAAAAATATGTAGACGCAATGAAGGAAAAATACTCCGCCGAAACGGTAAATAAATGCATCAATGTTTTGATTGATATTTTTAATTATGCCATTACACCACTCAAAGAGATTGCCGTTAATCCGGCCTCTGGTATTAAGCGGCTCAAAGTTTCCCGGCCGCAGATGACGGTTTGGTCGGACGATGATGTCCAATATTTTTTAAATCTGCCCGAAGTAAAATCGTCCGAATACTATGCTATGTTTTGCGTATCGCTATTAATCGGCTCCAGGCCGTCGGAGGTTTGCGGATTGTCCGAGTTGTCGCTCCTGGATAATCCAAAACGTCTTGATTTTTGGAGAGGGTATGATCAGCACGGAGCGGTCAGCGATATGAAAACAGACGGCTCTCACCGGGTAATCAGGATACCGGATATTTTGTATAAATCCATCCACCGGAGGCTGCTCTGGAAAAAGGAGCAGCAATTAAAAAATCCCGAGTTTGGCAACAATGAATTTTTGTTTGTCACAAAATTTGGTAATCCCATCCGGCCCAATCTCTATAGCAAGGCTTTTAAGCGGATTGTGATGCAACACAACGAGCAGATTAGCAAACTGGACAAAATCCCCGAAGGCCGACGCCTGCTGCCCGTCATCACCTTATACGGCTGCCGACATAGTTTTGCTACCAACGCTCTGGCCGGAAACAACGACCCTGCTTTAATCTCATCGATTATGGGAAATAGTGTCAAGACTCTCCTCACCCGTTACGCTCATCCCAACCAGGAGCGGCAATTGAGCCTTATCAATGATTTTGCGGACAAGGCACTGAAAAAAGTATCCCAAAATATATCATAGTTGAAGAAAAACTTCAGCAAAAAACTTTAGCAACTTTTAGTTATGTAAACAATTGTATGCAACACGACAAAACCAAAAACAGCCGGAACCATTGATACTACAATGTTTCCGGCTGTAATAAAAAGAGCGCGAGACGGGATTCGAACCCGCGACCCTCGCCTTGGCAAGGCGATACTCCACCACTGAGCCACTCGCGCATATATTAGAATCGGGGTGACAGGATTCGAACCTGCGACCTCCTGGTCCCAAACCAGGCGCTCT